CATCACAGTAGAACAATTAAAGACTCTCGTACCCGGAGCAAAGTCAGTACCTCAGATTATGAGTGATGATATCTACATTGGTGGGTACAAAGAGCTCACGCAGTATTTGGAGAAAGTATGAGTACTAAGTTAAAGATCATTGATGACACTCCTGTAATGGAGCCACAAGGTGATGAGTTTTCGTTTGAAGGTGTCACTACTGACGAGCTGAGTCAGAACGCAATGGGTGGTACTGAGATGATGAAGTACGGACTGTACGATCGTCTTGACCCAGAGATAAGAGACGATGTCCAGATTATCTGCAGCCGGGTTCGTGACGTTGATACTAACCGCCCTTCAATCCTATGGCTTCACGATATGTTCAACGATCCAGAAGCACAGCACCTCGTGGATCCAAAAGATAGGGAAAGATTTGCTAAGTTAGTGTTCGTGTCTAACTATCAAAAGACACAGTATGAGCTAGCGTTTGGTCTCAAGCCAAGTGAGTATGTAATCCTCAAGAACTGTATTGACCCAATCGAAGCACATCAGAAGCCACCAGCCGCAGATGAGATCAACTTGATCTACCATACAACACCACACCGTGGTCTTGATATTCTTGTGCCTGTGTTTATTGAGTTATGTAACCATCATGATAATATTACGCTTGATGTCTACTCAAGTTTTAACATCTATGGTTGGGGACAACGAGATGCAGACTACGAGCATTTGTTTGAACAGTGTCGTAACCATCCGAAGATCAACTACCATGGTTATCAGCCAAACGAAGTAGTACGCGAAGCTTTGAAGAAGGCTCACATCTTTGCGTTCCCTTCTATCTGGCCAGAAACATCATGTATTGCAGCAATGGAAGCAATGTCGGCTAGGTGCGCAATTGTGGCACCCGACTACGCTGCTCTACCAGAAACGTTGGCTGGATTTGGTATCACATATAGTATGCACGAAGATGTCAATGCTCATGCAAATATCTTTATCCAAGCATTGAACCAGACTATCCAGCAAATTAACACCGACGAGATGGATAACCGGTTAGACTTCCAGAAAGCCTATGCAGATGGATTCTATAGCTGGGATTCTCGAGTTGCGCAGTGGCAGTCGTTAATTCAATCCGTGACTGTACAAGCCTCATAAATATATGATGGCAAAGATAATCCAATTCCCTGGTAACCTTACCAGCCCGGTTCAACAAGAAGTTGACGGCTTCTATGAAGATCAACTCACCACGATATTCATAGAGGACTTTGTTGATAGGGTCGGTCACGGATTAGTCAATGAATTCTACAACAATGGGTATGATGTAGATGATGAGGATTTTGTACTAAGATTTATGTACTCGCTTGAAGTTATGAAGTCAGTGCTGTATAGTAACAAAAATCTTGAACATCGACTTGCTAATCGTGTTGGTAAGCAAGCTCGACAATATTTTGATGAAGAAGCGAAAATAGACGATGAATGAATCAATTTATGAAACCTTACTTAAAGTAGCTAAGGAAGGCGGCAATAAAGCCAGATCCGAAGCTCTATCCAAATACCAAAACGACTTTCCTATCAAGGTTATACTCGACTTGGTATACAATCCAAATATCGAGTTTTTGTTACCAGAAACCGATCCCCCCTACACTCCAGTTGACGATGCTGTCGATGCACAGAACGTGCTCAAGGCAGACATTCGTCGACTCAGGTACTGCTTGAATATTCCAGAAGGTGAGCAATTGCGTCCTCTTAAACGCGAACAGATGTTCATTGAGATGTTGGAATCTGTAGATCCTAAAGATGCGCAGCTTCTTCTTAATGTGAAGAATAAGAAGCTACCAGAGGAACTCAAGCCAATTACTGTAGCTGTAGTGAAGAAAGCATTTCCGGGGATTGATGAGAAATGGAAAAGATAGCGTTTATCATTGGTAACGGTCCAAGTAGATCAGACTTCGATATTACAAAGCTACAGGGTCAAGGTACAATATACGGATGTAATGCACTGTATCGCGACTTTCCTAAGTTCGACCTCCCCGACTTCCTAGTAGCAATTGATCCTCCTATCATTGAAGAGATCGAAGCAAGCAAGTTCCCTAAAGACAGGTTCATTGTTCCTGCATTAGATGAACAGTTTGAAGATCCTGAGTATAACCAGTATACACGGTTTAGATCCAATGCTGGTGTTAATGCTATGCTCGAAGCAATCAAAGCGAAGCACAACGTGTTATACTGCTTAGGATTCGACTTTATGTTGAGGTCACCAAAACTGTCTCTGGGAAATATTTTTGATGGTACCAATGCATACGGGCCTGAGACGCGTTCTCGGTACGTAGATAATCTAAATAGAGTAAAGTACATGCAGTTTTTAGCTCGCAAGTACAAAAAGGTAAAATTTAAGTTTGTCGTTCCTAGATACGGCAACAAGGATGAGTACCATAATTTGAATGCACGTAATGTGTTTGGCATATTCTACGACAGCTTCGAGGCCTCACTCTCCCAAGACATCAAGGAGGCCGCGGTAGGATAATGCCGACCTATACTTTCAAAGATACCTCTAACGACGAATACTTCGAAGAAATCATGTCCTATGATGAGAAGGTTCGTTTCCTCGAAGAATGTCCCTGGATTACAAGTGTTCTCAACTCGCTCAACATTGTTGCGGGTGTTGGGAGCATTCGTAATGATGATGGGTGGAATGAAGTTTTACAAAAAGTAGGTGAAGCTCATCCCACTAGTGACTTAGCTAATCGTTATGTTAAAAAGACAGCGAAAGAAGTTAAAACTGAAAACGCTGTTGCAAAGTGGAGGAAAACACGTCAACAACAATAACTAAAAGGTAGAATGATGTCTGATTTAGGTTTAGCTTATCAAGAATTCGATATTTATGAGACACTCTTTGACAAGCCCAAACGAACTAAACGGAGGAAGGAGCCAGTACAAAAGTTTCAATTGAAACTTAGGGATGTAGATCCCAAGACACCAAATCAACAATTAGTGTACCAGTTGTTCGAGCAAGAACACAATTTGGTATTACATGGAATGGCTGGCACTGGTAAGACATTCATTACACTATACCTTGCTCTTCAAAGACTGTTGTCTAAGAATAGCTTCCAACAAAAAGTAGTTATTGTAAGATCAGTAGTACCTACCAGGGAGATGGGGTTCCTCCCAGGTAGTGAGAAAGAGAAGATGAAAACCTATGAGGCACCCTATCAATCAATGTGCGTAGATTTGTTTGGACGAGGGGATGCATATGATATCCTCAAGACCAAGAACCAAATCGAATTCCTAAGTACATCCTTCCTAAGAGGTACAACATTAGACGATACAATTATTATCGTCGACGAATTTCAAAACCTAAATGCCCACGAAATAAACTCTATCATGACTCGAGTAGGTATTAACACACAAATCGTGTTATGCGGAGATGGCATCCAGTCAGACTTGCACAAGCCGTGGGATCAGAGTGGAACAAGCGAATTGCTTCGCATAGCCAATCACATGGACTCTATGGAAGTAATCACGTTTGGTATTGACGACATCGTACGAAGTGGATTTGTAAGAGACTGGCTTGTTGCCAGGGAAGAATTAGGTATCGTGTAAAGTTAGAAATTATAAATAGATGTATGTATTATACAATCTATGAAACTACTAACCTAATTACCGGGCGCAAGTATATTGGTAAGCATAAAACTTCTAACCCCAACGACTCATATTTGGGCTCTGGGTTAAAGTTATTAGAGGCTGTCGATAAGTACGGAGCTAGCAACTTCTCAAAGAAAGTTTTATTCGTGTTTGACAACAAAGACGAGATGGATGCAAAGGAGGCAGAGTTAGTAACGCAAGAAGTGGTTTATAGTGACGACTACTATAATCTGTGCTTAGGTGGTTCTGGTGGGTTTGGAATGACCGGTAAAGCTCAAAGCGATTACCAAAAAAGCGTTGTATCTCGTATGTTCAAGGACGTGAATAAAACAGAACAGCACAAAGCTAACCATCGTAAATCTCTAATGGAAACATTTAACGATCCAAATTATATCCATCCAAACAAAGGTCGCAAGCTCTCAGAGGAGCATAAAGAAAAGGTTGCCAATGCTGTTAGAAACAGAGCGTTGTATACGTGCGAAGTGTGTGGTATAATTGTTAAAGGAAGAACTAACTATGTCCGGTGGCATGGATCGAGCTGTAGAAAGAGAGTCGACTGAATCATTACTGCAGGAAGCCGAAAGACATATAGATTACTTGATTGCTAAAGATGGATATATTAATGACAAACTTCACACACGCGCCTCGGCCGGACATCACTGAACTTGAAACAACTACAGTAGACGGACAGCGACTATATCAAACACCCGATGGAGAACTATATCCGTCCGTCACTACTGTACTCAAAGACCTGTCAGCTGAAGGTATCGCTGCATGGAGAAAGAGGGTTGGGGACGAAGTCGCCAACATGGTATCGTCTCAAGCATCAGCAAGAGGCACAGCTGTACATAAGCTATGCGAGGACTATATTAACAACGAGCCAGACTATCTCGCTGGGCACATGCCAGCTAACGTCGAGACTTTTAACACTCTCAAAGGTTTACTAGACAAGTATCTTGATAACGTAGTGATGCAAGAAGTACCACTGTACTCTCACTACCTTAAAGTTGGTGGTCGGGTCGATTGTATTGGTGAGTGGAATGGTAAGCTGTCTGTTATCGACTTTAAAACATCTAAACGTAGAAAGAGCAAAGATCAGATCAGCAGCTACTTTATGCAAGCGGCCGCATACTGCGTAATGTTCGAAGAGCTGACCAAGACACCTATCACTCAAACCATTATTCTAATGTCTGTCGATAATGACCATCCTTTGGTGTTCAAGTCAAGTCGCGACGAATATATCGATATGTTCATGGAACAACGCGCGAATTACCGCGAGAAATACGGCCGTTGACTCCCCAGCCATAATTTAAGATAATGTCCGTCCAATTGAGCGGAATTTTGTTATGGCTATTGTTTCTACCGGTTGCATGTATGACTTTACTGGTCGTAAGCGTAAGAAGGTTAAACCGAAAGGCGAGGTGTATAAGAAGTTCAAGGTGAACCCTCGTACCCTCGCCGAGTACGTTGCTCCTAAGACATACAGACGTGGTGCTGATGTGGAATACAAATCTGCAGATGACGGTTCGTGCAACACTGCCAAGGCTAATACAAATGTATACACGGGTGAGCAGAAGTTGCTAGGTATTAGCACACTACATAAGTCTTGTCTGCAGCCTGTGTTCGATAAGCAAACAGCTATCGACAATGCAAACATGAGGCGTAACTAATGAAGTGGATGTTGTTTATTTTTTTATTTGTAAGTATGAGTGCACCAGCACAAGTAGTTGAGACTACTGGTGTTGGTAGAA